TTACTTCTTCGCCTCTGCAACCACTTTACTACCCACGCCGCGGTTATTGTATTCCCACATGCGGTTGTAGTTAGTGTCATTCAGATTGCGCTGTATTTCGTCGTTATCATCTACGCTGCCGGTATTACCCGCAAACGGACGATTAGAGATCACCGCATCGGCCCACGGTTTAGCCGTGTTAAAACCTTCGTTGATGGCGCTATCACGGATCACCACCTGACCGTTGGTATTGGCATCAACATCCAGCGAGCGGCCCAGTTGCGCCACACCATCACCGAAAGCATTGAAACGGCTGTTTACGGCGAGGAAACCGTAGTAAATGTTGGACAGCGTAGCCGGTGCAAACACATACGCTTCTTGCTGAGTACGTGAGTTCACCACGCGGAATTCGGTGTTATCGAACACCACTGCGCCGCGACCAGAAACGATATCCACATCCCCTTCAATGTAGCTGTTGGTCACCAGCGTACGCGGCTGACGATTTGTTTCCAGACGGTTCTGCACACCGCTGTTGGTGACAAAGAAGGTGTTCTGACGACCGAGAATGTTAACGTTGTTAATCTGTACCTGGTCACCATCAGTACGCAGTGCCACCGCCGGATGGTTACCTGCATCTACGCTATCGCCCAGCGTGTTTTCGATGGTCAGATTTTGCAGTTGCAGGCCATTGTTTTGTGACCAGAAGACCGCAGAGCAGAGAACACCGATACTGTCGCTGCGTTTGCTCTGGCAGCTATCGTACATATACCACGCTGGTTTACCTGGCATATATTTGCCGCGCGGGTTGACGTCGTGACGCCAGTCGGCAGGGCTCATGCCACCATCAAGGGAAAGCCCAATCTTCACATCAATCGGTTTTTCACCTGTACCGTACAGAGTAATTCCACCCGGAGCGGCAGGGACATATACCGTTCCCTGATACTCACCAGGCATCACGGCAATATACTGGCGCTTGTTGGTACGCTTGATAATTGCCGCATCTACCGCCGCCTGAATCGTGGTATGCGTTACACCTTGAGTGCCCGCCGGGCCGACAACAAAGTCAGGTTGCGCAGGCAGGGTAATCGGGGAAGGATTCCACGCTGCAGCACCTGGTGTCAGGGATGCAAAATAGTGTTGAGCATCGAAATTCTGCGCTTCTTTTGCCGACAGAATCGGGCGAGAAGAGGTACCAGGCGCGGTTTGATCAGAAGGACGTTGATCGGGCGGGGTTGAGCTACAGGCGGTCAGCGTCACGCCAAAAGCCAATGCCAGCGCCAGACGGGAAACTGAAAATGTGTTCACAGGTTGCTCCGGGCTATGAAATAGAAAAATGAATCCGTTGAAGCCTGCTTTTTTATACTAAGTTGGCATTATAAAAAAGCATTGCTTATCAATTTGTTGCAACGAACAGGTCACTATCAGTCAAAATAAAATCATTATTTGATTTCAATTTTGTCCCACTCCCTGCCTCTGTCATCACGATACTGTGATGCCATGGTGTCCGACTTATGCCCGAGAAGATGTTGAGCAAATTTATCGCTTATCTGCTTCTCATAGAGTCTTGCAGACAAACTGCGCAACTCGTGAAAGGTTGGCGGATCCCCTTCGAAGGAGAGACCTGATGCTTTTCGTGCGCGCATAAAATACCTTGATACTGTGCCGGATGAAAGCGGTTCACGACGAGTAGATGCAATTATGGTTTCTCCGCCAAGAATCTTTTTGCATTTATCAAGTGTTTCCTTCATTGATATCCCGAGAGCATCAACATGCAATGTTGTTGGGATGGCAATTTTTACGCCTGTTTTGCTTTGCTCGACATAAAGATATCCATCTACGATATCAGACCACTTCATTTCGCATAAATCACCAACTCGCTGCCCGGTAACAACAGCCAGTTCCATTGCAAGTCTAAGCCAACATGGTGATGATTCTGCTGCTTGATAAATTTTCAGGTATTCGTCAGCCGTAAGTCTTGATCTCCTTACCTCTGATTTTGCAGCGCGAGTGGCTGCGACCGGGTTTGTTGTTATATGGCCTTCAGCCATAGCCTCTCGGAATGCATCGCTCAGTGTTGATCTGATTAACTTGGCTGATGCCGCCTTTCCCTCGTCTATGTATCCATTGAGCATTGCCGCAATTTCTTTTGTGGTGATGTCTTCAAGTGGAGCATCAGGCAGACCCCTCCTTATTGCTTTAATTTTGCTCATGTAATTTATGAGTGTCTTCTGCTTGATTCCTCTGCTGGCCAGGATTTTTTCGTAGCGATCAAGCCATGAATGTAACGTAACGGAATTATCACTGTTGATTCTCGCTGTCAGAGGCTTGTGTTTGTGTCCTGAAAATAACTCAATGTTGGCCTGTATAGCTTCAGTGATTGCGATTCGCCTGTCTCGGCCTAATCCAAACTCTTTACCCGTCCTTGGGTCCCTGTAGCAGTAATATCCATTGTTTCTTATATAAAGGTTAGGGGGTAAATCCCGGCGCTCATGACTTCGCCTTCTTCCCATTTCTGATCCTCTTCAAAAGGCTACCTGTTACTGGTCGATTTAAGTCAACCTTTACCGCTGATTCGTGGAACAGATATTCTCTTCCATCCTTAACCGGAGGAGGGAATATCCTGCATTCGCGCACCCATCGACGAACTGTTTCAAGGCTTCTTGGGCGTCGCTGGCGAGCGTTCCACTCCTGAAGTGTCAAGTACATCGCAAAGTCTCCGCAATTACACGCAAGAAAAAACCGCCATCAGGCGGCTTGGTGTTCTTTCAGTTCTTCAATTCGAATATTGGTTATGTCTGCATGTGCTATCTGCGCCCATATCATCCAGTGGTCATAGCAGTCATTGATGTTCTCTGCTTCGATATCTGGCTGAAAGAGGGGGTTATTAAGGCGTGAATACCTACAGCATCACATTACCCTGGCCTCCGAGCAATAATCGCTATTACCGCCATAATCGCGGGCGCACACACATCAGCGCAGAAGGGCAGGCATACCGCGATAACGTCACCCGAATCATTAAAAACGCAATGCTGGATATCGGCCTGGCTATGCCAGTGAAAATCCGTATTGAGTGCCACATGCCGGATCGCCGTCGCCGTGACCTGGATAATCTGCAAAAAGCCGCTTTTGACGCACTCACCAAAGCAGGTTTCTGGCTGGATGATGCTCAGGTCGTTGATTACCGCGTTGTGAAGATGCCTGTTACCAAAGGTGGGAGGCTGGAACTGACCATCACCGAAATGGGGAATGAATGATGTTTGAGTTTAATATGGCAGAACTTCTTCGCCACCGCTGGATGCGCCTGCGCTTATATCGTTTCCCCAGTTCTGTTTTGACCGATTACCGAATACTGAGGAATTACGCCAAAACCCTGACAGGAGCAGGAGTATGAAGTCAGAGATAACAATCAACTAATACTGTTTTATTGATTTTTGCTTGTAATTGGCGTTCTGGTCTGATTTTTGTGGAGTAAGTTGATGCGTGATATTCAGATGGTTCTTGAGCGTTGGGGAGCGTGGGCGGCTAATAATCATGAAGATGTGACCTGGTCGTCCATTGCCGCCGGTTTTAAGGGATTAATTACTTCAAAAGTAAAATCTCGCCCGCAATGTTGTGACGATGACGCGATGATCATTTGCGGGTGCATGGCCCGTCTGAAAAAGAACAACAGCGATTTGCACGATTTATTAGTAGATTATTATGTAGTCGGTATGACATTCATGTCACTGGCAGGTAAGCATTGCTGCTCTGATGGTTATATCGGGAAAAGGTTACAGAAGGCTGAGGGTATAATTGAAGGGATGTTAATGGCATTAGATATCCGGTTAGAGATGGATATCGTTGTTAATAACTCTAATTAATATGCCAATTGTTTACTAAAAATTATTAAAAATGGGGCGTTGAGACGCCCCCAAAAATAAAGGGTAATATATAACAGAAGGTTTATATAGTTAGAAGCAAGGTTGTGCTCCTAAAGGAAGTGGCTTGAGGGAGCCACTTATATGTTGGGGAGGCAAAGCCTCCCGCAACATATCTTTTAGTAATCAAATTAGAACTGGTAAACCATACCTACAGCAACGATATCATCGGTAGCAACGCCAGATGCTTTCGTGAAATCGCTCTTATCAATCAGGTTGATTTTGTAATCAACAAAAGTGGACATATTTTTGTTGAAGTAATAGGTTGCACCTACATCAATATATTCAACCAGGTCCTGATCACCCCACGCACCCAAGTCTTTTCCTTTAGATTGCAGGTAAGCAACGGACGGACGCAGACCGAAGTCGAACTGATATTGTGCAACTACTTCGAAGTTTTGTGCTTTGTTGGCAATATGGTTATTACCAAAAACAGTCATGTTCTGGGTTTCAGAATAGGTGGTAGCCAGATAGATGTTGTTCGCATCATATTTCAGACCAGCTGCCCATACTTCAGCATTTTGACCAGATGCATTCAGGCTGTTGTTACCGTAGATAACCTGATTATTAGTGCGGTCAGATTTAGCATAGGTTGCACCTACACCGAATCCTTCATACTCATAAGTAGTGGAGAAACCGAAACCATCACCATTAGCTTCAGTTACGTCAGTGCGGTCATTTTTACCCTGATACTGAGCAGCAAAGTTCAGACCATCAACCAGACCAAAGAAGTCATTGTTACGATAAGTTGCAACACCTGTGGTGCGACCAGTCATGAATACATCTGTTTGGGTCCAGGTATCGCCACCGAATTCTGGCAGAACGTCGGTCCATGCACCAATATCGTATGCTACACCGTAGTTACGGCCATAATCGATGGAGCCGTAGTCACCGAATTTCAGGCCAGCGAAGGCAAGACGGGTTTTATCTTTGGAGGAACCTTGAGATTCAGCGCGGTTGCCTTTGAATTCATATTCCCACTGACCGAAACCAGTCAGTTGATCGTTGATTTGGGTTTCACCTTTGAAGCCAAGACGGGCATAAGTAGTATCACCATCATCTGCATCATTAGAGGAGAAGTAGTGCTTAGCATTAACTTTCCCGTACAGATCCAGCTTGTTACTGTCTTTATTATAAATTTCAGCTGCCTGAGCAGACATCGCCATCAGTACTGATGCAGCTACAGCAGAAATTGCCACTGTTAATTTTTTCATCGTGAGCCCTTTTTTTGAACTATTATTAAAAAATGATGTCACTGCAAATGATGTCACTGCGCGATAAATATTCATCTAATCAATGTGATTATTTCAAGATGTAAGTTTTGGTTTCTCATTTGATTTGTGAAGTAGATCTCTATTTTTATCTGAACTTTTTCTATCGAATCCTATTCATGGCTCTTGGCTGAATAAAAATAAATCTATTAGCCAATTTATATTAATGGCTGTTATTTATAAGTGCTCTATAATTTGAAGATTCAATTTAAACCAGCTAAAAATAACGCTGGAAATTATTTGTTGGTTATTTGTTGAGATTTGCTTATGTATTTGTAGTGGTGTTTTCAATACTCGGTAGCATTCTCGCAAATATCATTTAGTGGTTTACGTACGTAAAAAATTGGTTATGCTGTTAAGAGTGGTTACTTCGTCACACAGCTTAAACCCGCCGTCGAGCGGGTTTTTCCATTTTTTGAGTCTCGATATTAGCTGATAACCCAATACCTGAGTTATTCACTGACTCCGAGTCTGTTACGTTTCTGCTTTTTTGCGATACGTTGTATTCCCTCAATTTACACCCGCTTTGTCTGCGAGGTGGGGTTATGAAATCCATGGATAAGTTAACAACGGGTGTCGCCTATGGCACCTCAGCAGGTAGTGCCGGTTACTGGTTTTTACAGCTGCTCGATAAAGTCACGCCCTCACAGTGGGCAGCAATAGGTGTGCTGGGTAGCCTGGTATTTGGCCTGCTGACGTACCTGACAAACCTTTATTTCAAGATTAAAGAAGATAAGCGCAAGGCTGCGAGAGGTGAATAATGCCTCCATCATTACGAAAAGCCGTTGCTGCTGCTATTGGTGGCGGAGCAATTGCTATAGCATCAGTGTTAATTACTGGCCCAAGTGGTAACGATGGTCTGGAAGGTGTCAGCTACGTACCATACAAAGATATCGTTGGCGTATGGACTGTATGTCACGGACACACCGGAAAAGACATCATGCTCGGTAAAACGTATACCAAAGCAGAATGCAAAGCACTCTTGAATAAAGACCTTGCCACTGTCGCCAGACAAATTAACCCGTACATCAAAGTCGATATACCGGAAACAACGCGCGGCGCTCTTTACTCATTCGTTTACAACGTGGGTGCTGGCAATTTCAGAACATCGACGCTTCTTCGCAAAATAAACCAGGGCGATATCAAAGGCGCATGTGATCAGCTACGTCGCTGGACATATGCTGGCGGTAAGCAATGGAAAGGTCTCATGACTCGTCGTGAGATTGAGCGTGAAATCTGTTTGTGGGGTCAGCAATGAACAGAGTAACCGCGATTATCTCCGCTCTGGTTATCTGCATCATCGTCTACCTGTCATGGGCTGTTAATCATTACCGTGATAACGCCATTACCTACAAAGCCCAGCGCGACAAAAATGCCAGAGAACTGAAGCTGGCGAACGCGGCAATTACTGACATGCAGATGCGTCAGCGTGATGTTGCTGCGCTCGATGCAAAATACACGAAGGAGTTAGCTGATGCGAAAGCTGAAAATGATGCTCTGCGTGATGATGTTGCCGCTGGTCGTCGTCGGTTGCACATCAAAGCAGTCTGTCAGTCAGTGCGTGAAGCCACCACCGCCTCCGGCGTGGATAATGCAGCCTCCCCCCGACTGGCAGACACCGCTGAACGGGATTATTTCACCCTCAGAGAGAGGCTGATCACTATGCAAAAACAACTGGAAGGAACCCAGAAGTATATTAATGAGCAGTGCAGATAGAGTTGCCCATATCGATGGGCAACTCATGCAATTATTGTGAGCAATACACACGCGCTTCCAGCGGAGTATAAATGCCTAAAGTAATAAAACCGAGCAATCCATTTACGAATGTTTGCTGGGTTTCTGTTTTAACAACATTTTCTGCGCCGCCACAAATTTTGGCTGCATCGACAGTTTTCTTCTGCCCAATTCCAGAAACGAAGAAATGATGGGTGATGGTTTCCTTTGGTGCTACTGCTGCCGGTTTGTTTTGAACAGTAAACGTCTGTTGAGCACATCCTGTAATAAGCAGGGCCAGCGCAGTAGCGAGTAGCATTTTTTTCATGGTGTTATTCCCGATGCTTTTTGAAGTTCGCAGAATCGTATGTGTAGAAAATTAAACAAACCCTAAACAATGAGTTGAAATTTCATATTGTTAATATTTATTAATGTATGTCAGGTGCGATGAATCGTCATTGTATTCCCGGATTAACTATGTCCACAGCCCTGACGGGGAACTTCTCTGCGGGAGTGTCCGGGAATAATTAAAAACGATGCACACAGGGTTTAGCGCGTACACGTATTGCATTATGCCAACGCCCCGGTGCTGACACGGAAGAAACCGGACGTTATGATTTAGCGTGGAAAGATTTGTGTAGTGTTCTGAATGCTCTCAGTAAATAGTAATGAATTATCAAAGGTATAGTAATATCTTTTATGTTCATGGATATTTGTAACCCATCGGAAAACTCCTGCTTTAGCAAGATTTTCCCTGTATTGCTGAAATGTGATTTCTCTTGATTTCAACCTATCATAGGACGTTTCTATAAGATGCGTGTTTCTTGAGAATTTAACATTTACAACCTTTTTAAGTCCTTTTATTAACACGGTGTTATCGTTTTCTAACACGATGTGAATATTATCTGTGGCTAGATAGTAAATATAATGTGAGACGTTGTGACGTTTTAGTTCAGAATAAAACAATTCACAGTTTAAATCTTTTCGCACTTGATCGAATATTTCTTTAAAAATGGCAACCTGAGCCATTGGTAAAACCTTCCATGTGATACGAGGGCGCGTAGTTTGCATTATCGTTTTTATCGTTTCAATCTGGTCTGACCTCTTTGTGTTTTGTTGATGATTTATGTCAAATATTAGGAATGTTTTCACTTAATAGTATTGGTTGCGTAACAAAGTGCGGTCCTGCTGGCATTCTGGAGGGAAATACAACCGACAGATGTATGTAAGGCCAACGTGCTCAAATCTTCATACAGAAAGATTTGAAGTAATATTTTAACCGCTAGATGAAGAGCAAGCGCATGGAGCGACAAAATGAATAAAGAACAATCTGCTGATGATCCCTCCGTGGATCTGATTCGTGTAAAAAATATGCTTAATAGCACCATTTCTATGAGTTACCCTGATGTTGTAATTGCATGTATAGAACATAAGGTGTCTCTGGAAGCATTCAGAGCAATTGAGGCAGCGTTGGTGAAGCACGATAATAATATGAAGGATTATTCCCTGGTGGTTGACTGATCACCATAACTGCTAATCATTCAAACTATTTAGCCTGTGACAGAGCCAACACGCAGTCTGTCACTGTCAGGAAAGTGGTAAAACTGCAACTCAATTACTGCAATGCCCTCGTAATTAAGTGAATTTACAATATCGTCCTGTTCGGAGGGAAGAACGCGGGATGTTCATTCTTCATCACTTTTAATTGATGTATATGCTCTCTTTTCTGACGTTAGTCTCCGACGGCAGGCTTCAATGACCCAGGCTGAGAAATTCCCGGACCCTTTTTGCTCAAGAGCGATGTTAATTTGTTCAATCATTTGGTTAGGAAAGCGGATGTTGCGGGTTGTTGTTCTGCGGGTTCTGTTCTTCGTTGACATGAGGTTGCCCCGTATTCAGTGTCGCTGATTTGTATTGTCTGAAGTTGTTTTTACGTTAAGTTGATGCAGATCAATTAATACGATACCTGCGTCATAATTGATTATTTGACGTGGTTTGATGGCGTAGATGCACGTTGTGACATGTAGATGATAATTATTATCATTTTGCGGGTCCTTTCCGGCGATCCGACAGGTTACGGGGCGGCGACCTCGCGGGTTTTCGCTATTTATGAAAATTTTCCGGTTTAAGGCGTTTCCGTTCTTCTTCGTCATAACTTAATGTTTTTATTTAAAATACCCTCTGAAAAGAAAGGAAGCGACAGGTGCTGAAAGCGAGCTTTTTGGCCTCTGTCGTTTCCTTTCTCTGTTTTTGTCCGTGGAATGAACAATGGAAGTCAACAAAAAGCAGCTGGCTGACATTTTCGGTGCGAGTATCCGTACCATTCAGAACTGGCAGGAACAGGGAATGCCCGTTCTGCGAGGCGGTGGCAAGGGTAATGAGGTGCTTTATGACTCTGCCGCCGTCATAAAATGGTATGCCGAAAGGGATGCTGAAATTGAGAACGAAAAGCTGCGCCGGGAGGTTGAAGAACTGCGGCAGGCCAGCGAGGCAGATCTCCAGCCAGGGACTATTGAGTACGAACGCCATCGACTTACGCGTGCGCAGGCCGACGCACAGGAGCTGAAAAATGCCAGAGACTCCGCTGAAGTGGTGGAAACCGCATTCTGTACTTTCGTGCTGTCGCGGATCGCAGGTGAAATTGCCAGTATTCTCGACGGGATCCCCCTGTCGGTGCAGCGGCGTTTTCCGGAACTGGAAAACCGACATGTTGATTTCCTGAAACGGGATATCATCAAAGCCATGAACAAAGCAGCCGCGCTGGATGAACTGATACCGGGGTTGCTGAGTGAATATATCGAACAGTCAGGTTAACAGGCTGCGGCATTTTGTCCGCGCCGGGCTTCGCTCACTGTTCAGGCCGGAGCCACAGACCGCCGTTGAATGGGCGGATGCTAATTACTATCTCCCGAAAGAATCCGCATACCAGGAAGGGCGCTGGGAAACACTGCCCTTTCAGCGGGCCATCATGAATGCGATGGGCAGCGACTACATCCGCGAGGTGAATGTGGTGAAGTCTGCCCGTGTTGGTTATTCCAAAATGCTGTTGGGTGTTTATGCCTACTTCATAGAGCATAAGCAGCGCAACACACTTATCTGGTTGCCGACGGATGGTGATGCCGAGAACTTTATGAAAACCCACGTTGAGCCGACCATCCGCGATATTCCGTTGCTGCTGGCGCTGGCTCCGTGGTATGGCAAAAAGCACCGGGATAACACGCTCACCATGAAGCGTTTTTCCAATGGTCGTGGCTTCTGGTGCCTGGGCGGTAAAGCGGCAAAAAACTACCGTGAAAAGTCGGTGGATGTGGCGGGTTATGATGAACTTGCTGCCTTTGATGAGGATATTGAACAGGAAGGCTCTCCGACGTTCCTTGGCGACAAACGTATTGAAGGCTCGGTCTGGCCAAAGTCCATCCGTGGCTCCACCCCCAAAGTGAGAGGCACCTGCCAGATTGAGCGTGCAGCCAGTGAATCCCCGCATTTTATGCGTTTTCATGTTGCCTGTCCGCACTGCGGGGAGGAGCAGTACCTTAAATTTGGCGATAAAGAGACGTCGTTTGGCCTCAAATGGACGCCGGATGATCCCTCCAGCGTGTTTTATCTCTGCGAACATAATGCCTGCGTCATCCGCCAGCAGGAACTGGACTTCACTGATGCCCGTTATATCTGCGAAAAGACCGGGATCTGGACCCGTGATGGCATTCTCTGGTTTTCGTCATCCGGTGAAGAGATTGAGCCGCCGGACAGCGTGACCTTTCACATCTGGACGGCGTACAGCCCGTTCACCACCTGGGTGCAGATTGTCAAAGACTGGATGAAAACGAAAGGGGATACCTTCTGCCCGTAAGGTGAATGGTAAGGCGCTTTCAGCGGATATAACACTGACGCCGAAAGATATTGGTACGCTTAACTCAACAACAATGTCATTCAGCGGTGGTGCTGGTTGGTTCAAATTAGCAACGGTAACCATGCCACAGGCGAGTTCTGTTGTTTCAATTACGTTGATTGGTGGCGCGGGATTTAACGTGGGGTCACCTCAACAGGCAGGTATATCTGAACTTGTTTTGCGTGCAGGTAATGGTAATCCGAAGGGGATTACTGGTGCTTTATGGCAGCGCACATCGACAGGGTTTACAAATTTTGCCTGGGTCAATACATCTGGTGATACTTACGATATTTACGTTGCAATCGGAAATTATGCGACTGGTGTAAATATTCAATGGGATTATACCAGTAATGCCAGCGTGACGATTCATACGTCACCAGCATATTCTGCTAATAAGCCGGAAGGGTTAACGGACGGTACAGTTTATTCACTCTATACGCCATCAGAGCAGTTTTATCCGCCTGGCGCACCAATCCCGTGGCCATCAGATACCGTTCCGTCTGGCTATGCCCTGATGCAGGGGCAGACTTTTGACAAATCTGCATACCCGAAACTTGCAGCCGCTTATCCGTCAGCCGTGATCCCTGATATGCGTGGCTGGACGATTAAGGGCAAACCCGCCAGTGGTCGTGCCGTATTGTCTCAGGAACAGGACGGCATTAAATCGCACACCCACAGCGCCAGCGCATCCAGTACGGATTTGGGGACGAAAAACACATCGTCGTTTGATTACGGAACCAAATCCACGAATAACACCGGGGCGCATACCCATAGTATTAGCGGGACTGCAAATAGTGCCGGTGCGCACCAACACAAGAGTTCCGGTGCATTTGGTGGCACGAACACGAGCATTTTCCCTAATGGTTATACCGCGATTTCAAATCTAAGCGCGGGGATTATGAGCACAACAAGCGGTAGTGGCCAGACTCGTAATGCAGGGAAGACATCATCAGATGGTGCTCATACCCACTCGCTGTCCGGCACTGCTGCAAGCGCAGGCGCACATGCACATACTGTCGGTATTGGTGCTCATACGCACTCCGTTGCGATTGGCTCACACGGACACACCATCACCGTTAACGCTGCTGGTAACGCGGAAAACACCGTCAAAAACATCGCATTTAACTATATTGTG